ATCCACACGATCTTCCAGCTCACGGCCGGCGAAGGCGACACAACCGCCGATATCGTCACCTGGCGCGGCAAGACCTACACCGTTTCAAACGTCAACGACTACGGCCACTTCGGTCGTGGCTTCGTTTGCGCTACCTGCGACCTTCTTCCTCTGGCGGGATAACCCATGGCAAATACCTCCGCAACCGGTGGCTACCTCGCACCGGCTGGGTCGCCTGCAACACCGGAAGACGATCAGCTTGAAGACGTCTTGCAGGCCATGGTGGTCGGTATCAGCGGCCTGTCGGGAAAGTTCGTTCGGCCACGCTGGCAGACCAAACCGCCAAAGCAGCCTGAACCTGGCGTCAACTGGTGCGCCGTCGGCGTCCACGAGACCAAGACTGTCGCCAACCCGGCAATCGATCACGACGGTTCCGATGAAGGGCATGACCAGTACCAGATGCACGAAGAATTGCAGGTGCTGTGCACGTTCTACGGCCCGCAGGCCCAGGCCTATGCCTCGATCCTGCGCGACGGCATCTTCGTCCCGCAGAACAGCGAGGCAGTGAAGGCATACCGAATGGCCTTCTATGGCGCTTCCGATATTCGCCCCGTGCCCGAACTGGTCAATCAGCAATGGGTACGCCGCTACGACCTCACCATCCAGATACGCCGCCAAGTCGTGCGCGTCTACCCAGTCCTCAACATCCTGTCGGCAGATCCAGTGATCGTCGACTGATCCAACCCCGGAGAAAGCAATGCAGACTCTCGCCGTTTCGGACGTCGTGAACGTCCAGATCGTCATGTCTCCGAAGGCAGCTGCTACGCGCGATTTCGGCGCTCTGCTGGTCCTCGGTTCGTCGCCTGTGATCGATGTCACTGAGCGTATTCGCCCATATTCCAGCCTGGACAGCGTTGTCAGCGACTTCGGCACTACCGCGCCAGAGTATCTAGCCGCCAATCTGTTCTTTAGCCAATCGCCGCAGCCGGCCATCATGTATGCCGGGCGCTGGGCCAAGACGGCGACATCTGCGCTGTTGAAGGGGGCTGTTCTGTCAGCGACCCAGCAGGCCATCGCCAATTTCACCGTGGTGACCGCCGGCGGCATGCAGATCACCATCGACGGAACGCTGAAAAACCTGACCGCCATCGACCTTTCTGGCGTCACCAACTTGAACGGTGTGGCGTCGATCATCACTACCAAGCTGGCATCCGCAGGGGCCTGTGTGTGGAACGCAACGCTGAATCGCTTCGAAGTGACCAGCGCAACCACCGGCACTACCTCGACCATCAGCTATGCAGGGGCCCCAGCAAGCGGCGTGGACGTATCCGCGCTGCTAGGCCTGGTTACCGGACAGGCGTCCGTTCCAGTGAATGGCGTTTTGGCTGAGAGTCTTCTCAGTGCGGTGACCGACCTTGCCGACGTTTCCAATGGCTGGTATGGGCTCCTGGTGGCTGATCCGTCTCTCAATCCTGATGACGTCCTGGCGGTGGCCGCATTCATCGAAGGGTCAGGCCAAAGCCGTATTTTCGGCTACACCACCCAAAGTTCGCTGGCGCTGGACCCGACCAGTGCTACCGACATCGTCAGCAAGTTGAAGGCCGGCAACTACAAGAGGACGTTCACGCAGTTTTCTAGTTCCTCGCCTTACGCCGCCGCGTCGATTTTTGGCAGGGCCTTTACGGTCAATTTCCAGGGTAACAACACAACTATCACCCTGAAATTTAAGCAAGAACCAGGGGTTACAGCCGAAAGTCTGGCCTCCAGCCAGGCAAAAGCATTGAAGGCGAAAAACTGCAACGTGTTCGTCAACTACGACAACGACACGGCAATCATCCAAGAAGGGGTGATGTGCAACGGGTACTTCTTCGACGAGGTGCACGGGCTGGACTGGCTCCAGAACGACCTTCAAACCGCTGTATGGAACCTCTTCTACACCAACGGCAAGGTTTCGCAGACGAACCCGGGCATCAACCGGATCGTCACCACGCTTGATAGCCGTGCTGAACAGGGTGTCACCAACGGGCTATTGGCTCCCGGTCAGTGGAATGGCCCCAACGTTGGCGCGCTCAGCACAGGCCAATATCTCACGAAGGGTTATTACACCTATGCCCCGTCGGTAGATACCCAGTCCCAGGCAGATCGCGAAGCACGCAAATCGCCACCACCCCAGATGGCAGTCAAGCTGGCAGGCGCCGTCCACTTCGCTGACGTCATTGTCAACGTCAACCGCTGATCGGAGCTGATCACTTATGGCTACTTATAGCTTTCTCGATGTAAACGCCACCCTGGTGGGCGCAGGCGCAGTTATTGACCTTGGCGCCGGATCGGCCAACGCTGAGGAAGGCATCACCATTTCTCGCGTTGACGACAAAAACACCATGACCATTGGTGCTGATGGCGAGGGAATGCACTCGCTGCATGCTGGTAAGGCGGGCACCGTGACGCTCCGCTACCTTCAAACATCGCCAAAAAACGCGCAATTGATGGCGCTTTATGATGCGCAGAGCCTCAGCTCCTCGCTCTGGGGGCAGAACGTCATTTCGGTTACTAACAGCGCAAGTGGTGATGCGACCGGGTGCCGAAGCTGTGCATTCAAGAAGGTGCCGGACATGACCTACAAGAAAGACGGTGGCACCTATGAATGGATCTTCGACGCCATCAAGATTGACACCATCCTGGGGACCTACTGATGAGCGAATTTGACCTCGGCGCCGATACCTACCGAATCGGCAAGCTGAACGCCTTCCAGCAGTTCCACCTGTCGCGCAAGGTCGCGCCGATCATCCCTACGCTGATCCCGGTATTCCTGAAACTCAAAGGTTCCGCGAAAGCACTGGCCATTGCAGCGGCTGCCGGCGACAGCGACGAATCGGATGGGGCGCCACTTAGCGGCGATCTGGAGGGGCTGGCGTCGCTGATGCAGCCCTTTGCTGACGGCATAGCCAATATGCCCGACGAGACCGCAGAGTTCATCCTGTCCACCTGTTTGGGCGCTGTACAACGCAAGCAGGGCACGTCCTGGTTCCAGGTCTGGAACGCAAGCCAGAACGTCTGCATGTTCGACGACCTCGACCTGGGCGTGATGATCAAACTGTCTCTCCGCGTTATCACCGAGTCGCTGGGCCCTTTTTTACGCGGGATGCTTACCGGCCAGGGCACTCCCAAGGCCTGACGGTCGAACTCGAAAAACTGCCTGACGGCGAAGACTGGCTGCTCATTCCGGTGCATGAAGGCATGTGCCGGTACGAGTCCCTGCTCAACTGCACGATCGACCTTTCAGACATCGCAAAAATGAATGATTCGCTGCTCATACGCGCCGAAAACAAGGAGCGCATGCGCAAGGCCCTGGAGGATTAAATGGCTGATCAAGACGTCATCAAGGAGTTCTTGGTTGGCCTGGGGTTCAAGGTTGATCAGAAGGGTGTGAAGGACTTCACCGCGGGCATCGACAACGCCACGAAGACGGTCACACGCCTGGTAACGGTGATTGCCGGCGCTTCGCTGACGGTTGCCGCCGGCGTCTCAGCGTTCGCTTCGAATCTGGAAGGACTGTATTTCGCCTCCCAGCGGGTGGGCGCCTCGGCCGAAAGCTTGAAGTCTGCCGAGTATGCCGCGCGCGACCTGGGCGCCTCGGCCGATGAGGCCCGCGGATCTATCGAGGGTATCGCCAAGTTTCTGCGTGACAACCCGGGCGGCGAAGACTTCCTGAAAGGGATCGGCGTTCAGACCCGAGACGCCAACGGCAACCTGAGAGACACCGCCGACATGCTGGTCAACATTGGCCAGAAGCTCAAAGCGATGCCGTGGTACCAGGCCAATCAATATGCCGGCGTGCTCGGTATTGATGAGCGGACCCTGCGCGCCATCCAGGATGACAAGTTCGGCGCCAAGCTGGAGCAGAACCGGAAAAAGCTCCGGGATAGCGGCCTGGACCAGGCTACCGTCGACGCGCATGCGTTCATGGAGACGTTGCGAGAAGTCGGGCTGCAGTTCGAAGTGTTTTCTGTTGAGGTTCAGGCGGCGCTGATGCGCAAGCTGGGCCCAGACCTGAAGCGTTTCGCTGAGTGGTTTCAACAGAACGGGCCGATGATCGCCGACCGGATTGCCGATATCGCCGTCAAGCTGATCGACTTCGTGGAGCGCTCCGGCCCGTACCTGCAAAAGATTTGGGACTTCTTCGTCCACCTCGATGAGGCAACAGACGGTTGGAGTACCCGGATTATCGTGCTGCTTGGCTTGTTGAACGCTATCGGCGCGCTGTCAGTGGTCAGTGGCATCGCCAATCTGGCGGCGGCATTCGTCCGCCTCGGCACCGGCATTGCTGGCGCTGGAGCAGCGGCAGCTGGAGCAACCGCACTTTCAACTCTGGCTGTTGGGTTGGGATCCGCCCTTTATTCGTCCTCACTGAATGAGGGTGAAGATGAAATTGTCCAGCGCAGGCGCGATGCAGAGGATGCCGCTGATGGCCGGCTGCGCGGCGGCGACGATATGGCGGGTCGGGTCATGCAGTTTTTCCAAGATCTTGGATGGACCCCGGCCCAGTCAGCAGGGATTACTGCGAACCTTTCTGCCGAAAGCGGCTTCAACTCCTCAGCGGTTGGGGATGGTGGCCAGGCCTACGGTGTTGCGCAGTGGCATCCTGATCGGCAGGCAAACTTCAAGAAGTGGGCCGGCAAGGACATTCGGCAGTCGACGCTTGAGGATCAATTGAAGTTTGTCCACTACGAGCTCACTGAGGGAGCCGAGGTGGCGGCGGGCAAACTTTTGAAGGCTGCGACCAATTCACGGGATGCCGGCGCCACAGTCTCTCGCTACTACGAGCGGCCTGGTATTGATGAATCAGCCCGGGCTCGCGAGGCGGCATCAAGAGGTGAGGTCGCCAACCAGTTGCATCAGACCACCACGATCAACGTCTATGGGGCAAACGATCCAGCGGCCACCGCCAGCGCGGTCGGAGGTGCCCAAAGCCAGGTCAACCGTGAGGCAACACGTAACCTGAATACGGCGGTGCAGTGATATGCCCAACTTCGCAGGATTCATAACCATCGATCCAAAGCGCTCAATCGGCAGCATCACGGCACATGTCACTATGGAGGAGGTGGCCACCGA